TTTCATCAACTCTTTTATCATACATCTTTAAATTATATAATAAAGCAGAAAATACAAAAAGGTTGACACCTAAAGATACACCTATACCAATTTTAATTAACAAAGATTTCATTTTTTACTTTGCGAAAGGACATACTGGTGCGTCTGCCCAACCACCTTGCTTTAACCAAGCATCAAAGTGTGGGTTTGCCCAAGCATCACTAATGTTATAAGAAGGTTGAATAACCTCACGAATATATCTTCGATTCTCTTTTGCTATCATTTCGACATCACCAAGTCTTTTACCTTCAAGAGTCTTTACTCTTCCTTCCATTCCTGATAAAAACCATACCATACCACCTGCTTGAGCAGCAAGGAATGTAATTACAGCAACGGGCATTTTAAAATCTTTCATTTTTCTGCTGCATATAATGCGAATGTAGAAGTAGTTATAACAGTCATCATATTAGCTATATGTTGTTTGTCTGCCTCTCCACATTTATTAGACTTGGCGACAAAGCAACCAATAATAGTTGCTCCTACTATTGCTAATTGAAAAAATATAACAAATCTTATCAGATTGATGACTTGTGTTTTTCTACTCTTATCCTTCACTTAATGTACCAAATGATCTACGTATCTCACGTAGTTCTTCAAAGTCTTTTTTCTTTGTGCCACCATCATACTCCCAAGCATAACCCTCATCAATCATTTGTTCATTGAGTGATAACTCAGCATCGCCAATATATAACCAACCAAGAAGCCTACCATACTTACCCATGCCACCGACAAGTTCAGTTCTGATTGATAGTTCGTCATCTCCTGCAATAGCACCCTCTAATTTTTCTTTCATCCAGTTAGTAGCATCTATTCCCAATGCTTTCTCTTCAAGATCTCTTGTTCTCTTCTCTGGTGTATCAACTCCTGCAATTCTAACTCTTTCTTTCTTGTATAAATCAAACCCAAGATCAATGGTGACATCAATAGTATCCCCGTCAAGAACACGATTTATCTCCGTTACTCTAAAATTATAGCAGCTTTTCCTGCTTGGTGGAACCATTGCTCCCATCTTGAACCTCCCAAAAATTATCTAGTGCATTATTTATAGCATCAGAGGGCAAGGTTGCATTTTTTTCTATCTGACCCTTCCTCACATTTCTTTGGAACATCATCTGTAAACTTTGTAGATGATATGGATTTGTTATGTCAATCTCTCCTCTTAATTCATCTTTAGGTATGAGAGGTCTTGGTTTTACTAATATTAAATCTCTATCATCAGGACAGGTTGTAGGTTTACCATCCAGACGAGGACTACAAGCGTGTGCAGGTGGGTCTGTAACTGGTGCTGTACATCCAACCAATATGAGTGGTATTGCCAAATATTTAATCATTCGGGAACAGGTAATCATATCTCATTATATAGTATATTACTATTGTAACAGCAATCAATAAAATTGCAATCATTATAACAATTGACCACGTAACTGATTGATTCATATACCTTGATCTTTATATCGTTCGTAAAATTCTTTAAGAGATGATTGACATTGACCTTTGTTTTCTTTTGGGTCTAATTTATGATATCCTTTAATTCTTTTCCATTCATTATGTAATGCACCTAATAACCAAGCTTGAGAAAGACTATGAGGTCCATTCTCAAGCAATTCAAGATGTCTCTTATTACTTGTATACTGTTTATATTCTTCTCTCCAGTTAGAGTCGTCGTAAGGTTTGTCCATTACATTTGTAAGTGTAATAGCATTATATCACGTAATCATCGACATTGCAAGTTTTAATTCTCTTGCGTGTTCAAGTTCGTCATTTGCGATTTCTGCAATCTTTGCATCCTCTGGATGATATGCAGAATATTTAACATAAGTTTCGTATGCGTGTTTCTCAATTTTCATATTGATGTCATACGCATCTATTGGACTAATGAAATAATAAGCAACCATAATCCAATAGTAAAGAAGAACCAAGTGTTTAGCGAAGAACCTGTCAATCCAGTATTCATTGCCTCCACGAGTTTCCATCTCCTCCAAGTGTTCTGTTTCATTTAATGCCTGATAAAAATGCTCTTTCATCAAGTATATATGTTCCTCTCCTCTCAAACCAAGAGACTCACGAAAATGAAGTACACTTATGAATGAGAAGTATGGTGCTCTTGCAATTACTTCAAGAACCCAAAACCTTTGGAAGTCTCTACCTCGATAGAGAAAGTCGAGGATGTAAATTGTTACATCCAAGATGAAGGTATTAATTGATTTCATATAATTAAAGGATGTGCCCAAGCGTATTGTGGATAGAACCATAATGCGGTTCCAATGGTTATAAAGATAAGTAAGGTTGATGTGATAGGTAGATTTTTCATTTAACCTCCCTAATCATATGCAAAGAAAAAGGATGTTCCTGTAGATAGGGAACATCCTCTCTTGCAAATTTTACTGCTTCAAATGCGTCTTTCGCATATTCACACATTTCGTGGCATTCGTTTTGTTGGTCGTAGTAACCTAGTGTGTAGTGGGACATGATAGTTTCAACTCCAGTACATTTATATTTATTATAACGCACTAGGTATAAATACGCACTAATGTGTGGACTCCCACACTATGTGTTGACAATATCATCAAGTTTAAATAATGAAATAAATTCGATTTCATTGTTATCCCAAACCTTATGATTTTCTTGGCGATCAACGATTGCAATGACACGATTTACAATATAACCTGATTCTCTTAAAACGTTTACTGCTTTAATTGCACTACTACCTGTTGTAGTTACATCTTCTAATACTGTAACAACAGAACCTTTGGGTGGTTTATTTCCTTCAATTATTTCTTTTGTACCATATCCTTTTGGATTTTTTCTAACGATCAAAGCATCAATATGTTTACCTGAGTAATATGCCTTCTGTGCAATACCACAAACTAATGGGTCAGCACCAAGTGTAAGTCCACCAACTGCAACGGATTCATTCTCTATATGTTCTATCATTAGATGAGAGCACAACGCATTACCTTCACAAGATAATGTAACTGGTTTACAGTTTATATAATGCTCTGTTTCTTTACCAGATGATAAAGTAAACTGCCCGTGTTTATATGCCCTTTCTTTTAAAAGATGCAGCAAAGTTTTTCTATGTGTTTCCATAGTTATATTCTACCACAATAATTTATATTGGCAACTAGCAGTCTTTACTCATACTTTCTGCCATACTTCCACCAATGTCTGCACCTTGATTTCCTGAGAACATTGTTATCCAACCAGCAGCAACCCAACCAACAAAGGGAATATTAGTGACAGCAGGAGCAGCAGCAGTACCAATACTGGAACCCACGAGTCTTCCTGTGTTTTCTGCTCCTCCGATTGCTTTGACGCAAGCTTCTGATTTTCCGTCTGTGATTGTTGTTTTATTCGATTTTGTATGAACTGACCCATCCATCGTGTACTGTTCTGAGATAGTAGTTTTGTTATTACCCAATCCCAGAAACCCACCTTTAGTTTTAATATCCCTTTCCACACGCATTATTTTTGGATCATTTGCTTTATATTCGATGTAATATCCATCACGACTTACATCTGCTTTATATGATGTATATGGACCTACTGGTAGGTTTATACTTGGCAATTTACTTTCACGATTTATCAATGAACCAATCATACCAATATGAGATAAACCAATAAGTCCACCCAATCCCAAAGCGAACAATTTTGTATAGTTCGGTTTCTTCTTTGGTTTAATCTCTTTACCAAACATTGCCTCTTCTTGATCCATTATCCCTTCTTAGGAGGTGTACCAGGTGATATCACCATTGGTGCTTGCTCTAATCTTATTGTCTGTGCGGGTGCTGTTTGAGTTGCTTTTTCTATAAGCATCTCCATATCTTTTTTTGATATGTTTGCACTACCACCAGATGATGCTGACTTACCTTTATTTTTTCCTGCCTCGACTCCAAAGGTAGCTAGGACCCCTGTAAAGACCGAAGCTATGAAAGTTGGATCAATCTTATCCTGTTCAGTCATACCAGGAAAAGTGACATAATTTAATGTTAATATTCCACCTGCCCAGATCAAAATCCCAAGTCTTACAAAAGTACTCAGGATTGCCATCTGTTCTTCTTTATCATCTACTGCCTCTTTTAGTTTACCTAGAGGACCTTTAGGTTTTACTTCTTCTTTTTTAACTGCTTCAGCCATGGGATCACTGTGTCTACATTATATATAGACACTTAACCCTTAAAAACCTAATGGAATAGGTGATGCAGGTGCTTCAGGTGTTGCAGTTGATGGAGATGGTAAACCCAAACCTCCACCTAAGTCTCCAAGACCACCTAATTTATCGGTAACGGCTTCCATTACCTTACCTTTGACATTTTCGATAATCGCATCTTTATTGAGATATACAACCCCAACAGCACCAACAACGGTGATAGATACAACACCACTTGCAATAGCGATTCCATTTACTATCTTTTGTAACATAATTCTACTTAATACAAATTATATATCATACTCGCTACCTTCTCCCATATATTCAAGGGAAACGATATCGTGATTGACACTCTTATCTTCACGAAGTAACCACTCTGCAAATTCCTGACGTATTGAAACAGCATCTTTAAGTTGCTCAATATCACCATCAGTGCATAATTCATTCATTCGATCTATTGACCAATCATATGTAGTTCTAAGATTTTTCGTGAAACTGTCCATAATCCTTACGCATATAGCGTCCGAGTATGTTGCTATTATAGTACATTGGTCTCCCGTCGTCAAGTGCTTCCATCAACACGTTGTGTAGGAACAATTGTTTTGTTTCTTCGTAGTTTACTTTTCCAAGGGTTGTGTGGAGGGAGAGGATTTCTCTTTTGAAAGAATCCTTGCCATCTCTTCTAATGTCTTGTTTAAGTTCATCAGAACTTCCGTAATATTTTTTCCAGTCTGACTCGCTTGTGACCCTTCTCTTTCCTCCTTTTGGTTTTCGCTTCTGCACGAAGTACTTTCTACCAATATACTTCTGTCCCGTGGAGGTATTTGTGATGCAATAGACGAACCCATAGTAGTCGCCAATATCATCAGAGGTAAAAGGACGACCTTCGTATATCCAAGGGTTTTCATAATCGACTTCCAAAATAGTAATCATATAATAACACATTCATAACTATATATCCATAAATATCAATAAACGATTATATAGATGACTGTTTATAGAAAAAACATAACTATCAACGTTGGCGAGACTTTTAGTGAAGATTTAACACTATTGGGTGCTGATGGATCAGGTGTAGTTGACTTGACTGGATATACTGGACAATCACAATTAAGAAAGAGTCATTCAAATCCTCGATTTGCAGATATACAGGTCGGTATTAAGAGTGCTGCTGATGGAGTAATTAACATATCAATGGCAAGCACTATAACTAAATTTCTTCAAGGTGGTAGACATGTATATGATGTAATTCTAACTCGACCTAGTGGATTCAAACTTGTTGCATTTGAAGGTAATGCACTAGTAAGATCTGGCATCAATACAATGGTACATTATTTTGGTTCACCATAAATAAAAATAAAAAAGATAAATGGCAGTCTTTAGCACCAATTTAGTAATATATAAGTTCACTGATTTTGAGCAAACTTTTGTGCTTGAAGATAGTCGTTCAAATAGTGAGAAAAATTTAACTGGTTTTACTGGCACTTGTAAAATGCAGAGAACATTAAATCTTGGCAGTTTAACAGCATTCAATCTTACATTTCCAGATAGGTTAGAGGGTAAAGTTTCAATATCATTAAATGATACACAAACAGCATTGATAGAGGAAGGTAAATATTTTTATGAATTGATGTTAACTGATTCAAATAATGTTACAGAAAGAGTAATTGAAGGGATTGTAATAGTTAAACATCCAGTTACTTACCCATCAGATCCTCCATTGACTCCTTTTGTTCCTCAAGTCCCTTAAAATAAAAACTCTCACACTTAAAATAAATTCTAAGTTGAGAGTATTTGGAGTTATTATATTTGTGTTGGTATGGTTTAGAGTATTCTCTGAATGGATTGAGTTGGATAGAAAGTTTGTCGTATTTTGATAGCATATAGTACCTTAAGGCACTTTATTTATACAATTTTGGTATCAATTATGGCACAAAGTCAGGAAAATCATACGGACCATTTAGTTTTTTTTCTAACTCTCTTTCATCTAAAACTTCGTGAATAATATCTTTCAACTCTTTCTTCAGAGCATCAGTTATTATATTGATTTCCTTTGGTTTTACATCAGGAATTTTAGCACGTTGTGCTTCAATATCAGAGGGGGTGCTCTTACCCCCATAGGTCATTGCTTGTGTATCCATAATAAAGAAGTTTAATTATTCAGTAACAATAGATTGAATTGTTTCTGCGTCCATCTCTGTCATTATATAGTTTGCTTCTTCGATTGTAGCAGCTTGTTCTGTGGATAGCAAGTACTTAAGAACAATATCATAAGGAGTTACATCCTCATTCATCTTTCCTGCTGCTCTTTTTGCCTTAAATGCAGCGAAACGTTCTGCTGCTTTTGCTTTCATCGCTGCTTGATTTTCTGCCTTTACATCTGAAATAGATTTACCAGCAGCAATTCTTTTCGCAGCCATCATTTGTGCTTTAGTACGTGGCTTACCTTGCTTTGTCATTGTACTGACTTCTGGTTTCTGCTCTACTGACTTGATTGTGCTTTGAGATGTTCCACCAGAATCTGTTGAAGCACCTGCATTACCACCACCAATTGCAGGAGTTCCACCTCTTTTTGCTGCTGCCTTTGCACGTATTTCTGCTGTTGATGGAAATTTCTTTATCTCAGGTTTTGGTCTTGGTTTTGCTCCCATACCTCTTCGATTAGTTGGATTGCCTGTACCACCACCATATCCTCCTTGAGGAGTTGGAGTAAATTCTTTTGATGGCATGGCACCACTAACACCACCACCTCTTACTCTTTCATCAAGATCTTCAGGTTTAGAAACCTTGTCAGTATAAATCTTTGCAATCTCTTGATATTCTTTTAAGTCTCTAAACATTTTAATAATTTAATCTACTAGAATATTTATATATTTTTATGTCGTTATACCACGATACTCGGCAGCTTTTTTATACTTTTTAATGAAGTCCTTTGCAGATTGTTTTTTACTTGTGCTTGCGTCTCTAAGTTGTTTAGTAAATGCAGAATTTTGAATTCTCTTATTTACATCTATGGTTTTACCAGAACTATCTTTTACTGTATAAATGTTTTTCTTAAATTTACTTAGAGATCCTTGTGTAGTAGAACCATCTGCATTCTTTGTATCTGGTGTTAAGAATGGTTTTGCCCTATTCTTAGTTTCCTTTCTACCATATGTAAACCTCACAGGATCACCTACCTTTTTATTATCTCTGTCATCTTTTGTTGAACCTGTACCAAATTGTATCTTACCTGTTTTAGTAAAATCTTTTCTAGGATCTAATTGTGGTCCATCTATTGCTCTCTTAATACCCTGATAACCATAGTATCCAACAGCTCCTACCGCTAATGCTGTTGCTAATGGATTAGCCTTAGCAAAGTTTTTGAGTTTACCACCAAATTTCGATGCCTTAGATTTAAACGCAGCCTTGGTGAACCTAGGTTTCTTACCTCCACCAC